TGAAGGCACTGGTTTATTCGGTGAGCAACTGTTTAGAAATACTGGTGGTAAGTATCTAACTATTACAGAAGGTGAATGTGATGCTATGGCTGCATATGAATTGATGCAATCCAAGTGGGCATGTGTGTCACTAAAGCGAGGTGCTTCGGGTGCTGTTAAAGATATTCGAGAAAGCATTGAGTTTGTTGAATCATTTGATAATGTAGTGTTATGTTTTGATAATGATAAGGCAGGTAGAGAAGCAGCTCGTAATGTTGCACGCATATTAAAACCCGGCAAAGCTAAGGTAATGACATTGCCTAATGGTTATAAGGATGCAAACGATATGCTCAAGCAACGTAAGTTTCAAGAGTTTATGTCCTCATGGTGGGAAGCTAAAACTTATACACCGTCAGGCATCATGGAACTTTCTTCTCAAAGAAACGATTGGTTACATAGAGAAGTTAAAGAAAGTATTGCTTATCCTTGGGAAGGTCTCAACAAAAAACTGTATGGTCTGAGGAAAGGTGAGCTTGTAACTCTCACAGGTGGGACAGGACTTGGTAAGTCTTCAGTAACTAGAGAGCTTGAACATTGGCTAATCAAGAACACCGAAGACAACGTAGGTATTGTAGCTCTTGAAGAGAACTGGTTGAGAACTGCTGATGGTATTATATCCATTGAAGCGAATGATCGACTGTATCTAACAGAGAAACGAAACAACTACAGTGACGAACAACTCACTGAATTATTTGATAAGGTTATTCCTAATGGTCGTGTTTATATTCATGCTCATTTAGGTGCTACTGATATTGAAGAAATATTTTCTAAGTTAAGATATATTATTGTAGGATGTGAATGTAAATGGGTTGTGGTCGATCACTTGCACATGCTTGTTAATGTACTTGCTGAAGGTGATGAAAGAAGAGGTATCGATTCTTTGATGAATAGATTACGTAGTCTTGTTGAAGAGACAGGGGTAGGCATGATATTAGTATCACACTTGCGTAGAGCATCGGGTGATAAAGGACACGAGCAAGGTATCGAAGTATCGTTATCACACTTGAAAGGCTCTCAAGGAATAGCACAACTATCTGATTGTGTGATTGCATTAGAACGTAATCAACAAGCATCGAATGAAGACGAAGCTAACACCACAAAAGTTCGTGTACTTAAATCAAGATACACAGGTGATACTGGACTGGCATGTAGCTTAAGATATAACAACGACACTGGTAGATTATTTGAAGTATCAGAGGAGGAAACTTTTGACAACACAGAATTCTAAAATTATATTTGACATAGAATGTGATGGTCTTAAACCAACTAAACTACATTGTATTGTAGCAAAAGAACTCGATGGAGAAATCCATAAGTTCCCACCTCATAAACTTAAGGAAGGTATTGAGTTTTTAAAACAAGCTGATACTTTAGTTGGACATAACATCTTACGATTCGATCTTGATGTTATTAAAAAGCTAACAGGTGCTGATCTTTATCATAAGAAAATTGAAGATACTCTTGTGATGTCTAGATTATTTAAACCTATCCGTGAGAACGGTCATAGTTTAAAGACTTGGGGTTATCGTGTTGGCTTTGCTAAACAAGAACAACCTATAGACTTTGATGAGTACACACCACAGATGCTTGAGTATTGTTGTAATGATGTAAGGTTGAACGAATTAGTTTACCTTGCTTTATTAAAAGAACAGACAGGTTTTAGTGATCAATCTATTGCTCTTGAACATGCAGTAGCTAAAGTAATATCCGACCAAGAAAACAATGGGTTTGCTTTCAACGAGAAGCAAGCTACCATGTTACTTGCTAAACTTAAAGATAAGATGTACGAAGTTACTGATGAAGTTCAACGTACTTTTAAACCTAGGATGGTTGATGTTAAATGGGTAACACCTAAGTTTAAGAAAGATGGACAGCTATCTAAGTCAGGACTAACTGTTGATGAATACAAACAATGTATTGATACAGGTAACCATAAACCTTTTATGCGACAAGAACTACAAGAGTTTAATCTCGGCAGTCGTAAACAAATAGGTGAGTACTTAATGGAGTTTGGTTGGGAACCTAAACGTTTCACACCAACAGGTCAGCCGATTGTAGATGAAGGGACTCTTAAAAAGATTACCCATATACATGAAGCTAAACTGATTGCAGACTTCTTGTTGTATCAAAAGCGTATTGCTCAGATACAATCTTGGTTAGATGCTTTAGAAGAAGATGGTAGAGTACATGGTTCAGTTATTCCCAACGGAACTATCACTGGTCGTATGTCTCACAACCATCCTAATGTTGCTCAAGTACCTGCTGTTTACAGTCCCTTCGGTCAAGAATGTAGAGCTTGTTGGACTGTAGAAGACGGGAATGTTTTAGTTGGAGTTGATGCTTCAGGACTAGAACTTCGTATGTTAGCACATTACATGAACGATGAGGAGTATATAAATGAAGTTGTCAACGGAGACATACACACGACTAATCAAAACCTTGCAGGGCTTGAATCAAGAGATACAGCAAAGACTTTCATCTATGCCCTTGTCTACGGAGCAGGAGATGAAAAGATTGGAAGCGTGGTTGGAGGTTCAAGAAAGCAGGGCAAAGAACTTAAAGAACGTTTTCTTACCAACTTACCAGCACTTAAAACTCTTAAGGAAAAAGTACAACGAGCAGCTAAACGAGGATTCCTTAAAGGATTAGATGGTCGTAAGATTTATATCCGAAGTGAACATGCTGCTTTAAATAGTTTACTTCAAGGTGGTGGTGCTATTGTAATGAAGAAAGGTTTAGAGTTACTTGACAAAAGACTAAGCCTTACTGATATTCCTTATAAGTTTGTTGCAAACATTCATGACGAATGGCAAATAGAAGTAAGAGAATGTCAAGCTAATAAAGTAGGACAACTTGCTGTTCAAGCTATCATTGATGCAGCAGAACATTTTAATATGAGATGTCCTTTAGATGGAGAATTCAAGGTTGGGAGGTCTTGGGATGAAACACATTAATTGTAAAGATTGTGGTACTGAGTTAACAGATGAGAACTGGTATCCTTCAAGAAAAGAAAAAAATATTCAGGTATGTATTGAATGTTGGAAAACAAATCCAAAGCATACACAAAGAAACAGTAACAGGATGTTTGTTAATGGGAAACATATTTCCACTAGCCATCCATTACATAAAGCAGGTAACTATAAAACTTTTGAAGATGCAGCTTTCGCTTCTCTTGCTAAATATAAATCAACTAAAGAAGGTCAAGTGTATGTTATAACTAACAAAGCTTGGAAGGGTTGGGTTAAAATTGGTATGGCAATTGATGCTGAAGATAGATTAAACGGTTATCAAACATCTAGTCCTCACAGAGATTATGAATTAAAGTATAAAAAGTTTTTTGAAAATAGAAGAAAGGCTGAACTCGAAGCTCATAAACTTTGTGAAAAGAAAGCAAAAGAAAGAAACGGTGAATGGTTTAAGTTAACAATTACAGATGCTATTCAAATAATAAACAATCTAACAGAGGAAACTCATGAAGAAAAACAAACAGCTTGACACGTTGATTGCAGACATCTATGAAAAAGTTGAGATACTTGGAAGAGGTGAAGCTATTAATGTTAGTGAAGAAGACTTGGATAAGTTTGCTGAGTTTATGAAGCAAGCATTAGTTGATTGGATAACTCCAAGAGCTAATAAGAAACCTACACTTAGAATGTCTAATGTTGGAAAGCCTAACAGACAACTGTGGTTTGATATGAACTCAGAACGAGAAGCCAAAGGTATCAATGCTCCGACTATGATTAAGTTTTTATATGGACATATACTTGAAAGAGTTGTGTTGTTTTTAACAGAGCTTGGTGGACATACAGTTACTGATGAACAAAAAGAAATTAAAGTCAATGGTATTCTTGGACACATGGATTGTAAGATTGATGGTGAAGTAATTGATATTAAGTCAGCATCTAATTATGCATTTCAAAAGTTTAAGAATGGTACTCTAGCAGAAGACGACCCTTTCGGATACATGGCTCAGCTTGCAGGATATGAAGAAGCAGAAGGTACAAGTAACGGTGGGTTCTTAGCAATCAATAAAGAGACAGGAGAACTAGCTTTGTTTCAACCTCAAGAACTTGACAAGCCTAATATCAAAGCAAGGATTACTAAACTTAAATCAGAAATTAAAGGTAAGACTTTACCTGATCTTTGCTACCAGCCTATAGCTGAAGGTACATCAGGAAACTTTAAACTTCCTAGAGGTTGTTCATGGTGTCACCATAAGTTTGAATGCCATAAAGATGCTAACGATGGTAAAGGTTTAAGAGTCTTTGAATACTCTAAAGGTCTAACCTATCTTACTAAAACTGTAAGGGAACCCAAGGTAAATGAGATTACTCATAGGTTTATCAATGGCTAGAAGAGTACCACGAAAACCAAGACCTAAAAAGATTAACGTACCTAAAGGGTATGACAGTCGATGGGAGTATGACATTCACTTAGGTATTTTAAAAGATTGGAAACACCACTGGGATGTCATACAATATGTTGTTGAACACAAATACGAACCTGACTTTGTAAAAGAGTTTGATGGTAAGATAATATTACTAGAAGCAAAGGGTAGATTTTGGGACCATGCTGAGTACAGTAAATATATTCATATTAGAAAAGTTTTACCTGAAAATACTGAGCTGGTGTTTTTATTTCAAAAGCCTTTATCTCCAATGCCGGGAGCTAAAGTAAGATTAAATGGCACAAAAAGAACCCATGCTGAATGGGCTGAAACAAATAACTTTAGATGGTACAGTGAAGAAACGTTACCGAAGGAATGGAAAAATGACAGAACAGATTGATTATAAATTTAATGAACGAAGACATATAATTGAATTAAAAGAATATATTGATGGTACATATGGTGAGCATTACGCTTCTGATAAGTACCAAGCAACCGATGTGATCATTGACTCAGGTCATGGTGAAGGTTTTTGTATGGGTAACATTATGAAGTATGCAAAACGTTATGGAAATAAAGCAGGAAAAAACAAAAAAGACTTGCTTAAAATCTTACATTATGGTATAATTATGCTTGACATACACAACAAGGAATCAAATAATGGTTGAAGATAAAGTCGGTATCAAGGATTATCTTGGTATAAAAATTAATTACAGTAATGAAAGACTACTAGATAAGTTTAGTCTTGATACATTAAAAGATAGATATTTATGGGAGAATGAAACACATGCACAAGAAGCTTTCGCAAGAGCCTCCGTCTTCGGAGCAACCTACAAAGGTCAAACAGATTTTGAATTGGCTCAGCGACTTTATCACTACAGTTCCTCTTGTTGGTTTATGTTTAGCACCCCTATACTTAGTAACGGGGGAACCAGTCGTGGGCTTCCTATTAGCTGTTTCCTCAATTATGTACCTGACAGTCGTGACGGGCTATCTTCTCATTACAATGAAAATATATGGTTGGCGAGTTCAGGTGGAGGTATTGGTGGATATTGGGGAGATATCCGTAGTAATGGTATATCTACTACTCACGGTAGTAAGTCTACTGGTTCAATCCCCTTTATACATGTAGTAGATTCACAGATGTTAGCCTTTAACCAAGGTGTAACAAGACGTGGTTCTTATGCAGCATACATGGACATATCTCATCCGGAGATTGAAGAGTTCATTAACATGCGTAAAGAATCAGGCGGTGATATTAATCGTAAGAACCTTAATCTTCACAATGGTATTAACATTACCAATGAGTTCTTGAAAGCTGTCGAAGAAGATGCAGACTTTAGATTGATTGACCCTAAGACTAACGAGCCTACAAAGATTGTAAATGCTAGAGACTTGTGGTGGCAGATCATTAACGCTAGGG